CGCGTTCAAACCCGGCGCATGGGTTCTGCGGTGCGTGGGTGACAGACGACGGCACGGGCTACGCCGACCTCGATGGCAAGCCCTTCGAGGCGTATGTGTGCAAAGCGTGTGGTGACAAACTAAAAGGAGAAAGCAAATGAAAGAAGAGATGCAGAAACAGATCGCTCGGGCTTTGGCCCGTGGGTACCTGCAAGCTGTGTTTGACACGCACGGCGACAGCGCGGGGGCTGACACATGGATCGTCCATGAGGACATGGACATCAACCTATGTGGGTCTGACTACACCGAGTCCGCTCCTCATGGTGGGCTGGCTGTGATCGTGTACCCCGCTGGGTGGGAGGGCGACCTGCCCGAGCCGCTGTTCACACTGACTGTTAAATATGGAGAAAGCAAATGAAGACATGGCAGATAACGATTGAGCACATCGCTACTGGTAGGCGGTACACCTTGCCGGTGCTGGCTCGAACAAAAGCAGAGGCGCTCACCAAGGCACGCGGCTGGCCTTACACAACAGACGCATACACAGTAGTCAACCAAGGAGAAAGCAAATGAGAAATGTGTACTTCAAGAAGATGATCCGCATCCGGCTGACCGCCGATGACTGGCAGTTGTATGGTAGCGAGGGCGATGTGGCCCGGGACATGGCGGCGTTCGAGATGAACGCCAAGATCGAGAACATGCTCAACGCACACCCTACCCGAACCGAAGCGGCGCAAGCCCTCGGCACCATCTTGAACGAGTACCGCTCGTTCGGTGCGGCTGACAGCGAGGGCTACGCGGTGGCTATTGATTTGTACGACGAATTTTTTAACCAAGGAGAAAGCAAATGAGAGACGCAAACGCAACGATCCAGATCGTCTGGGAAGCCCTCAACGGGGTGCTGTATGACCTGACCAAGGGCGATCCCGCCGATGCAGTAACTACTGTGGAGGAGTTGATCGAGATGCTGGAGGAAGCCGGCGCTAACCCCGAGACAATTGAAGGAGAAAGCAAATGACCGAGAGAATCAACATGACAGCAAACCTGATCAAGCACAAGCAACCTGAGTTCCACTACCTGCTGACCAATGTGTTCGAGTGGCAGTCAGGCACCGACCTCCATGCGCTGATGAAGCGCTTCGACAAGCACGGCTACACCTACTGGGTCTGGTATGTGCCGGGCGAGAAGGACTCCCAGTACGACATCAACTTCTACCAACCCCAAGTCGAGGGCGCGTTCGTTCTGGCTGAGGTCGAGAAGAAGGTCAAGGCCAAGCGCTGAGCCAGACAGGGGCGAGACGACCAGTGTCTCTCGCCCCCGCGTTCCCTATCAACAACCAAGGAGAAGCAAGTGAACGACTCATGCAACATGCACAGCAAACACGATGGCTCGTGGTGGGAATATGACGGGCGCGGCATTCCGCTATGCCGCGTCTGCTCCAAATGCGAGAAGGAAAAGCTGGCACGCTACCGCCCAGAAATCCTGAGCTGGTACTCGCAGTCCGATGTGGACGAGCAGATCGAAGAAGACTATTGAGAATCGGGACACTTTGTCCCCATCCGTCGCCGGTGCGGTTCACCGGCATTCAAGCAAATGAAAGCAACCATGCAAAACGCATTCAAAATCAAAGCCAAGCAAGCCGCTACTGACTTCAACACGGATACCGCCAAGCGGCTCATCAAGCCGACACTACTGCGCCAACCCGTCGTGGCGATGGTGTTCAACTCCCTGCCGCCCAAGCTCCGGGCCAACGCCAGCGTGCGCATCGCTCACTTCAGCGATGTGGTGTTCATCAGCGTCATGCTGAGCGACCTCGACTCGTTCAAGGACACCAAGCTCACCAGCTTGCTGGCTAAGTTCACCGACGAGGGATGGAAGGCCAGCACCAGCGACTACGCTGGGGCCGATGTGCCCAACCGAGACTTCAGCTTCACCCGGCGCTTCGCTTGGGAGCATGACACTCGGGCTATTGCCTACAAGAAGCTCGTCAAGGAAGATGTGGCAATCCCGCAGACCTTCGAGATCACAGTCAACATCAGCGCATGGGTCAAGGAGAACAGCAACTCGTGCCGCATCGTGACCAAGGAGCACGAGGAGACCATCAAGAAGGTCGAGCGCTTCATCGTGTGTAACTAAGGAGAAAGCAAATGACACAGATCGAGTACATCAAGAAACCCAGCGTGACCACGCTACGCGCCGCGCTGTTCCGTGCGGCCAATGCCGGAAGCACATTCATTCAGCTCACATGGGGTGAGAACCAGATCACAGCCGAGAAGACACGCTGGGACTGGCAAGGCAACGGATGGATTGGCCGCGTCAGCGGCTATGACCTAGTCAAAGAACTCAACATCGCAGGGTTGAGCAAATAATCCGAGAGAGATTTCTCTCTCAGCGTGGGGACTGCGCTTCAGTCCCAATTCAAGTAACTCAAGAAAGCAAATCATGGCACATCAAATCGATACCTTCTCCAAAGGCCGCGCATCTTATGCATCCACTCAGCGTGAGTGGCATGGCCTCGGGCAACTAATGACCTATGGTCAGACCATCGAGCAGTGGCAAGCCGCCGCAGGCATGGACTACCAGATCAAGCGGGGCCGTGTGCGCTACGCAACCGAACTGCTTGGCCCCGACGCCAGCGTCTCCGACCTCCAAGTCTTCGACGACAAGGTGGTGCTGTTCCGCTCGGACACGGGTGCGGCGCTGGGTCTGGTCTCTGAGAGCTACAAGGTGGTGCAACCCGCCGCTGTGCTTGAACTTTTCCGTGAGTGGGCCGCCGCTGGTGGTGTGACTATCGAGTCCGCTGGTGTTCTGTTCGGAGGCAAGCGCTACTTCGCAACTGCCAAGCTGAGCGAGACCATGTGCATCGATGGCACGCAGGACAAGATCGTTCTGTACGCGCTGTTCAGCACCAGCGCTGATGGGTCTCTGGCTAGCGAGGTGCGCCTTGTGACTGTGCGTGTGGTGTGCAACAACACCCTCAGCATCGCGCTCGGTACCGGTGCTGCCTATCGTGTGACGCATCGCTCGGTGTTCAGCATCGAGACCGCCAAGTCTGTGATCGAGGCGGCCAACGCTGAGTTCGGTTCGTTCATGCAGATGGCCCGTGACTTGGCTAAGTTCAAGCTGGACGCAGAGATGGCCGAGTCCCTGACTGTGAACCTGCTCACCAAGACCAGCGAGGCGGTAGCCCGTGAGTCTGCGGCCTTCGACAAGATCATGGGTCTGTTCAACGGCGGCGGCAAGGGTAGCAACTTCGAGACGGCACACGACACCGCATGGGGCTGGCTCAACGCTGTCACCGAGTACGCCGACCACCATGTCCGTGCTCGCACGGATGAGAACCGCAAAGCTGCCGCCCTCTGGGGTGCTGGCGATGCGCTCAAGCAGAAGGCGCTGTCACTTGTGACTGCGTAAGTATCGGGACACTTTGTCCCAATCCGTTGCCGGGTGCGGTTCACCCGGCTATTTCCAAGCAAACCTAAGAAAGCAAACCATGAACGACATCATCAACGCAGATAGCACCAACCAAACCGGAACCCAAACCATGCAAGCAACACAATCACCCTTCGACATCAACGCCCTGTTCTCTGCCGCCATCCTCAACGCGGTCAATGCCGCTACTGCCCCGCTGGTGGCACGCATCGAGTTGCTGGAGCGCAGTCTTGTTGTGGCTGACAAAGCCGCGCAAGGTAACGAGGCTGACCTGTCCTCACGCGTTACAGAACTAGAAACCACCATCCGCGACCGCCTGTTCGGGGAGCAACCCGACAAGTACAAGACCTCTGACCTCGACGAGATGTCCTCACGCCTCGCCCTGCTCGAAGACAAGATGGACAACTACAAGGAGATCGACGAGTCTCGCTTCAAAGAGATCGCCGACGAGGTGGCGCGTGATGTTCTGTCCGAGCACAACGACGAGTACGACCACGACCAATACGACCGGTTCGATGACCGGGTCGAGGAGAAGGTGACCGAAGCCATCGACGACTACGACTTCGAGGACAAGGTGCGTGACATCATGCGTCACGCCAGCGTCAGCATCGACATCTAACCAACCCGGGGGCTTCGGCCCCCATAACTAGGAGAAGCAAATGAATCTCACACCCGTAGAGAAAGTGGAGCGCGTAGTGTTCCTGCTATGCGCCATCGTCGTCCTGCTGGACTTGTTTGTGTGGAGGCCGTGATGTACCCAACCAGACGCAAACTCATCGAGGATGGGTACACCTACGAGGAGGCCGATGCCGTCCTCGACAACTACGCAGAAGACCAACTGCAAGACCAGAGAGACCGAGAGGTCGAAGAGTATTTTCAACAGCAAGGAGAAGATAGATGAGCAAGATAAGTGACGCGGCCAAGGCCGCAGCAGTGCGGCAGTACTGTTCCAACATCGGCGACTACGACATCGCCGTGGAAATCTTCGACGCGCTGGGCCAAAGCCATGGCCCGGTGGAGGAGGTGCTGGAGAAGTACGGCGCTATGCGCTGGGGGATGTTCGACGACTGGGAACCAGAGATGTGGTGGGAGAACCTAGAGCTGCTCGCCATCGACATTGACTCAGCCTTCGATCACTTCGAGTTCCCGCCCAAGCAGATTTAACAACCAAGGAGAATGAAATGCTAAGCATCGACACCAACGCCAAGACCGTCAAGGGTCAGCAGTACGGGTACATGACAGGCGTCCTGTATCTGGCCCCCTACAACCTGTCGGGACGCAATGTGTGCGCTATGGCAGAGATCGCCAAGTGCCACGAGCCTTGCCTCAACAGCGCAGGCAGGGGCGCATTCAACAGCGTGCAGGCCGCACGGGTACGCAAGACCCAGCTCTTCTTCAATGACCGCGCCGCTTTCTTCGCTGAACTCATCCCGTCTATCCGCTCCTTGATCCGCAAGGCCAAGGCAGCCAACCTCATCCCCCTGTGCCGACTCAACGGCACCTCGGACATTCGCTGGGAGAGCGCGAGCTTCGAGTACGAGGACATCTACTACAACAACATCTTCGAGATGTTCCCCGACCTACAGTTCTACGACTACACCAAGATACCCAACCGGGTTACTGCACACATCCCCAACTATGACCTCACCTTCAGCTACTCGGGTGTCGTGGAGTTCCAGCCCTATGTGCGGCGCGCCATCGATCAGGGGTACAGGATTGCTGTGGTGTTTAGGAATAGAGAAGATATCCCAGCCGAGTTCCTCGGTACTACTTGTGTCGATGGTGACGACTCTGATCTGCGCCATGAAGACCCGCACGGGGTGGTTGTCGCCCTGTACGCCAAAGGCAAGGCCAAGCGCGATACCTCTGGGTTCGTGGTTGACCCTGTTGCATAAGCCCTAGGGCTTATGGTAATGTCCCGTTCCCTTTCTTTTAATTTTCGGAGAAGCAAATGAATTTAGGTGAAATGCTGCGTGCCAAGCTGATGATGACCCAATACACCGATGCCACGACGCCCAAGGAGGAGGTGCAACATGAGGCACCCAAGTTGGAAACTAAGCGCAAGCCTTTTCAGATTGGCAACAACTTGAACCGCACGCTGTTCGAGCAGGCCCAGCTCTACCCCACCACACGCAAAAACCTAACGGCTCGGATGGTTGCGATGGGGTTCAAGGCTGCATCCGTCAGCTCAATCCTTGGGCAGATGATGAGGCAGGGTCTCTTGCAGGCTGACGACGAGGGCGTGTTGCATCTGACTGTGGGGCAGTACACCCCGATCAAGAGCGCGAAGATGCTGCGCAAAATGGAGGCAGCCAAGGCCAAGGCCAAGGCCAAACACAAGCAGATCAAGGTGAGTGTGCGCAACCGCACAGTGGAAGAGGTGCGGGAAGAACGACCAGTGTCTTCTTCTCCTATGCCCGTGGCCCCACCCGAGGGAATTCCCCGCGTGGATGCATTGCTGCGCAGCCTGTCGATACTGGAGGCGCAGGAGCTTTACGCAGCGCTGAAGGACATCTTTGGAGACAACAAATGAGCGCCAAGCGAACTAACCCCAGCATTCCCATCACCGACAAGCGGTTCGTCCCCACACGGGGCGCAGATGTGCAGGCGACATGGCGTCGCTATGGATGGGTGCCGCCCACTGAGGGCAGGCCCGAGCCTGTGTTCGTGGAGAAGAAACCGTTCGAGTGGGAACCTGTGAGGAGAGTGAAGTGAGTGGCCTGAAGGTTGCCAAGATCGACAGGCATGGCCCTGCGTACACACTTAAATCCGTTATCAACACCGTAGCCGATGAGGTAAACCAACCCGGCGGCAGCTACATCACCCGAGGAGCGAAAGTCGTGACTACTGACATGCAAAAAGCAACTGAAACATTGACCGAAGCAGAACGCAGTTTCTCTGCAGCGATTGATCGGTACCAAGCGCAGACCACTGCCTTGTCTGCCGCAGCTAAGAAGTGCTCGGGCGATGTGCGCAAAGCTGCCGATGACTTGTCCTCTGGTTTGGCTAAGGTGGAGAAGACCGCTAACTTCGCCAACCTTGAACGCTATGTGACTCTGTTGGAGCGCGCAGCCACGGCCATGCAGATGCTGGCGGAATTGGAGAAGTCTGGCAGGCTGGACAAGATTGCAGGAGCTTTGAAGTGATGGAGCTAATCTTAGGGATCATCATCGGCCTTGCCGTTGGTGGCCTGCTGGTACACCTAGCGCACGAGTACTTCGATGCCATGCTTTCGAAGGACGAGGAGGAATGGAAATGAGCGAACAACCCGAAGCCCTGCGATTGGCCAATTTGCTTGAAACAGATGGCTGGCCGGATGCCGCCGCCGAGCTGCGCCGCCTGCATGAAGAGAACCGCAAGCTGAAGACCGTTATGGTTGCCGCCGCCGAAGAAATTTCTGCGAATTGGGAGGCCCACTGCGACAGCGAAGGCTACGGCCCTGCGAACCTGATGCGCCGTCTAGAGCAAGGCATTGCCAGTGAGTACGGCTACACAGCGGGAGCGTTTGCCAAGTTGGAGCGCATCAACGATCAACTGCTGGAGGCGCTGGAACAAATAATCGACTTGCCTGAGGACAGCCGAATTCACTACAAGGTCGCACGAAGGGCGATTGCCGCAGTAAAGGAGAAATCATGAGAAAAAGTTTGCACCTGACCACCGAGTTTTTCCCGCGCCTATGGCCGTGCTTTGCCGTGGGGTTTTTCAGCGGCGGCAATGAGTTTGTCCTGCACCTCTATCTGGTGTGCTTTCGAATCCGGTGGGGGTACTGATGAACAACGAAAAAGTAATCAGCCTACCCGCAAGCGTGAACTACACCCCAGAGCAGGCGCTCAAGTCCGCGCTGGATATGTGTGAGGATGGTGGCCTGACCGATGTGATGATCATTGCTTTCGACTGGGAAGGCGAACTGTTTGTGCGCTCATCCAAGATGACCCGGGCCGAGGGGCTGTTCATGACGGAGAAGGCTAGGGAGTGGTCAATGTATGGAGGTTTGAAATGAGCGCAAAACGAGAGTATCTGTGGGCGGTGTTCGCCAGCACCCCACAAAGCCCGAAACTTGTGGAAGCGGCGCTAATTTTCTACCACGCCGAAGTTCCTGTCGAACAAGCACGCGAGTACATCAGGGTGCTGGCAGAAAAAATAAAGGAGATGGAATGACCCCGGGACAATTGATTGACTTGTTAGAGAAAGCAGAAATGTTGAAAGAGGAATCGCCCGGGGTTCTGGGTTGGCATCCAACAATGGAAAAGGCTGGTCGTTTTGTTGAACTTCACCGCGATTACCTGCTCTCCACCGAGATTCACTCATGCCATGCTGATTGCCAGCGGTTTGCCTGTGTGCAGACTCGGCGGGCGGTAGAGGCCGAGCGCGAGGCGTGTGCGAAGGTGTGCGATGGCTGGGCGTCCTATGGCTCTCCCCCCGCCGCCGCTTGCGCCGCCGCCATCCGCGCAAGGGGAGAAACTAAATGAACAAGCCGCTGACAAAAACAGAGTGGGAAGCGTCCGTCGCTGAGACATGGTCTGCCGTCATAAAGAGCACTTTTGCTGACGAAATCAAAGCTGCGGTGGAGGCTGAGCGCGAGGCGTGTGCAAAGTTGTGTGAGGAGCCGGGATGGAACGCCGCTAACTGGTGCGCTAAACAAATCCGCGCAAGGGGGAACAATGCATCCTGACTACAAGCGCCACTATTGGTGGGCCGCAGCCGACAACTACCTAGGCTTGGCAAGCTTCCATTTTGAGCGAAGCCCGAGCAGTAACTACGTGTGGTATCTGTTGCTGGGCTGGGCCGAGTGCATGGAAGAACTAAAGGAGATGATTGATGCCGACTGAGAAAGAGCTGCTGGCCTTGTGCCTCAAGTGGATCGAACACCCGCAAGGGGATGCCTTCGACAAAGCAATGCTTATCGACGCTGTGAAGGCCAAGCTAGCGCCGCGCCCGTGGGTAGGGCTGACTGAGGAAGACCAAGCAGAAATTTCAGACAGGTTAGGTCTGATGAGTGTGGCTTGGCTAGATTTGATGGACGCAGTTGAAGCCAAACTAAAGGAGAAGAACCAATGACCGCTAAGAAATGCCGATGCCCCGTGGACAGCCCGTTCATGTGGAAGCACGACCACAGTCCATCTGTGTTCTTGCAAGACGCTCACTTCCGAGGGCATGGTGCAACCATGTCGCAGAGCCAGACGCAGGTGGTAGAGCGCAACCGCGCACAGGGTGTTGCTTTCGGCACCATCCAAGGACTGTCGAACAAGGCGCAGACCATCATCAATGTGCGTCAGTTCACGGTCTACTCCAAGGCAGGCAAAGTTCTATGATGCTTTGCCCCATCTGCAAGAAACAAACTACTGTCCTTGAAACACGCTACAACGAAAACACGAACAGTGCCTACCGACGCCGTCAATGCGAGAGCGGGCACAGACACACGACGCTGGAGTCAGTCGCAGCAATCGGACCTAGACGCGCTCCGAAGCGGCCAGTGGTGGCCGTTCAAGCAGGCCGACATCGAGTTGTTAGCGTATTTACACAGGTGCCACCAGAGGAGCCAAAGAAATCAAGGAAGAAACCCAAGTGACTACGAGGACGCACTACTATGACACCCGAAGCTAAAGTAAAGCTGTCAGTCAAGAAGATTCTTGACGGTCTGGGCATCTACCACTTCTCGCCTTTCATGGCGGGTATGGGACGCGCTGGTGTCCCGGACATCATTGCCTGCCACAAGGGGCGCTTCATCGCCATCGAGTGCAAGGCCGGCAAGGGCAAGACCACTGCGCTGCAAGACCGTGAGCTAAACGCAATCACTGACGCTGGTGGGTACGCCTTCGTGGCGCGAGAGACCAACATAAAAGAACTGAGAGAAGCACTGGAATGTTTATAACCACCCCTGAAGAGATCGAGACGGCAGTCAACAAGATGACGGAGGACCAGCGCAGACATCTGCGCATCGTCATCTCCGAACTCATCCAGTGCTACCTGAACGACGACATACACGGCATGGTGCTGGTGGGTAGGCCGCCCTACGAACCGTTCAAGATCATGGCGGTGAACACCAACGAGATGGACGCTGCAGAGCTGCTGTCGGCAGCGCGAGAGTACATCAACGGCGCTGTGATGGAGGACGCACCACCCAAGGAGAAGTTCAATTGAGTGCGCCCTTCGACCGCATCATCACCATCGACTTCGAGACACGCTGGGACAAGCGTGACTACACCCTTTCCAAGATGACAACCGAGGAGTACATCCGTGACCCAAGATTCATTGCATTCGGAGCTTGCCTCCGCGAGTTTGGTACTGATGCGCCTATTGTTTGGGTGCGCGGTGATGAGCTTGGTGATGTTCTTGGCGGCGTGGACTGGAGCCGAACTGCAGTGCTCGCCCACAACGCTCAGTTCGATGTGTCCATTCTGGAGTGGCGCTATGGTGTGCAGCCTTGTTTTATTTTCGATAGCCTGTCTATGGCTCGTGCCCTGCGCGGTGTGGAGGTGGGTAACAGCCTCGCCAAACTTGCAGAAGACTTCGGACTCCCAGCCAAGGGTAAGGCGGTCCACTCCACCGACGGTCTGGAGACGCTGACTCCGGAGATTGAAAAGGAGCTGGCCGACTACTGCAAGCACGATGTCTTCCTCTGCGAAGAGGTGTTCAAGCGACTGAGCAAGGGCTACCCAGCCAAGGAGCTGCGCCTCATCGACATGACGCTCAAGATGTACACCCGCCCGGTGTTGCAGCTCGACCAGAACATGCTGATGGATGCCATCGAGGAAGAAAGGGAAAAGCGTGAAGGACTACTACAGAGGCTCGGCGTGGACGAAGCTGTTCTGGCGTCGAACCCGCAGTTTGCACAAGCGCTCAAAGCGCTTGGAGTCGAGCCGCCTACGAAGGTTAGTAAGACAACTGGCAAGCGCACGCTTGCGCTTGCGAAAAATGATGCGCTCTTCCAAGCCCTTCTTAACGGCAGCAATGAGGAAGTTGCAGCGCTCTGTGAAGCGCGTCTCAAGGTCAAGTCCACGACGGAGCGTACGCGTGCGCAGCGCTTCCTAGAAATCTCTAAGCGAGGGGCGCTGCCTGTGCCCCTGTCCTACTACGGCGCATCCACGGGAAGGTGGACGGCGAGCAAAGGCTCGGCCATCAACATGCAGAACCTCAAACGTGGGAGCTTCCTGCGCAAGGCAATCATGGCCCCTATCAACATGCAGCTTGCGGTGGGTGACCTTTCCCAAATTGAGCCGCGTGTGCTGGCGTGGCTGGCTGACTACGAGGAGCTATTGAACATCTTCCGCTCAGGCGGTGATCCGTACGCACAGTTCGGTGCGCAGATGTTTGGCATCCCGGGCATGACCAAGGACAGCCACCCCATCGAGCGACAGTCTGCCAAGTCCGCCCTGCTGGGCGCTGGCTACGGGCTAGGGTGGGCATCGTTCGCACAGCAGCTTCTGGTGGGGTTCCTCGGGGCACCACCGCTGCGCTACACAAAGGCCGACGCCAAGAAGCTGGGGGTCACGGGCGACGCTATCCAAGCGTTCGTTGCCAACGAGGACTATGTCAAGCGGATGGAGGAGATACCCCACATCTGTACGACGGAGGAGCTTCTTGTGCACTGCATCACAGCCAAGGCCATCATCGACAAATACCGCGCTGCAGCATGGCCTGTGAAGACCTTCTGGGGGATGATGGAGGAGATGCTGGTGCGCTGCCTTGCCGGGGGCGAGGAGATGGTGTATAAATGTCTCACCTTCAGGAAGGAGGAGATCGTACTGCCCAACGGCATGCGAATCCTGTATCCCAATCTGCGTCAAGAGAAGGATGAGAAGGGTGCGAAGCGGTGGGTGTATGGGCCGGAGGCCACGCCCCTGTATGGTGGGAAGATAACGAACAACGTGGTGCAGGGCACTGCGCGTATCGTGATGACAGATGGCATGCTGCGAGTATCAAAAAGGTACTTCGTGGCCGGCACTGTTCACGACGAGCAGATTGCTGTGGTGCCTGAGGATGGGGCGAAGGAGGCGTTTGCTTGGATGCTGGAGCAGATGACCGCTGAGCCGAGCTACATGCCGGGGATACCTCTGGCCGCTGACGGTGGCGTTCACCGCCGATATGGACTAGCGAAGAACTGATGAAAGAAACAGAACTGATTGACTACGCCACGCCGCTCATGAACATCGAGCGCTTGGCCAAAGAGGCGCATGACATGTGCCTGCACGCAACGCTAGCAGAGGCAGAGGAGAAAGCGCTAGAGCTGGTCGCCGAGGCCCGGATACTAGTGCAGACCCTCCGCCTCATGCAGAACAAATAAACACAGGAGAAGTAGATGGACGACAGGATTGCGTTGCAGTTTGAGCAGTTTCACAACGAGCACCCTTGGGTGTATCGTCGGCTCAAGGACTTGGCGCTTGCCATCAGGCAGACAGGGCGCGACCACTACGGGATGAAGGCGCTCTTCGAGGTGCTGCGCTTTGAGCACGCACTGGAGAGCAACAAGGCCGATGGCCTGAAGCTGAACAACAACTACACAGCGCTGTACGCACGCAAGCTCGGGCAAGAGGTTCCGCAGCTTGAACACTTCTTCCAATACCGTGAGCGCAAGGCTCGGCGTGTAGCGGGACAAGTGATCTATGCTGGAGACTCGTTTGCTCCGCGTGTGGATGCGTGGGACAACCGTATTTAAGGAGAAGCAAATGGAACTGCCTAAGAAAGTAAAAGTCGGCGACCGCTGGTATTCAGTGGAGATCGTCGAGACCATGCAGCGCAAGGCGCAGATGGGCTATGTGTACTACGGAGTCGGAACGATTGCGGTTGCTACCAAGAGCAACGTGACCAACAAGCCGTACTCCGACGAGGAGGTAAGCGACACCTTCTGGCACGAGCTGACGCACGCAATCCTCTACGACATGGGCAGCTCGTTGCACAGCAACGAGAAGTTCGTGACCCGTTTCGCCAACCGCCTAGCCAAGGCAATCAACACGGCAAAATTCAAATGATGAAGATCGATGGCCACGACAACGCTGTCGTCGGTGTCTCCTTTACTTGGCACAACCAACGCCAAGTCCAACTGCTTGTGTATGACGCGGAGATCATCCGTGAGAACCTAGTGCAGCAAGGCATGACTCCCGAGGAAGCGCGGGAGTACATTGAGTACAACATTGAAGGCGCGTATGTAGGCGAGGGCACTCCCATCATCGTTTGGCCTGATGACGAATGGATGGACGCATGAAGAAGCCAGCATGGTCACACAGCTCCCTCAAAGACTACGAGGGCTGCGCCCGCAGATACCACGAGGTCAAGGTCTTGAAGAAGTACCCCTTCCAAGAGACAGAGGCGACGCGCTACGGCAATCAGGTACACGAGTCATTGGAACTCTACATAAAAGAAAACAAACCAATCCCGCCTGAGCATGCGCAGTTCAAGGATGTTGCTGATGCCATGCTGGCCAAGCCCGGGCGCAAGCTTGCTGAGTTCGAGATGGCGCTGACGGTTGACCTCAAGCCTACCGAGTGGAAGTCCCCCGACGTGTGGGTGCGCGGCATCGCCGACATCTTGATCGTGGACGACGACAACCTGACCGCATGGGTGGGCGACTGGAAGACGGGCAACAACAAGTATCCCGACCGCGACCAGCTAGTGCTGATGTCCCTCATGGTGTTCGAGCACTTCCCTCATATCCGCAAAGTGCACAGCGCTCTCCTCTTCATCGTGAAGAACGACATGGTCAAGCTGTCGATGACGCGTGATCAGAAGGACGCCTTCTGGTGGAAGTACCGTGAGCGCACTGCGCGACTCGAAGCATCTTTTTCCAACGACGTGTGGAACCCCACACAAACCCCGCTGTGCGGCTGGTGCCAAGTCACTGGCTGCGAGTTCAACCCGAAACACTGAGGAGTTAGTCATGTCCCAACTCGCTAGCAAACGCAACTACAAACAAGAGTACGCCGACTTTCACGGCAAGCCTGAGCAGATCAAGAAGCGCGCTGAACGCGTAAAGGCCCGCCGCATCATGGAGAAAGAAGGTGCCGCGCACAAAGGCGATGGTAAAGATGTCGATCACATCAAGCCCCTCAAGACGGGCGGCACATCGGCTCGGAGCAACCTGCGAATGCGCAGTGTGGCCAAGAACCGAGACAGCTCAAAATAAAAACAGGAGAAGCAGGTGCAGATCATTGAGAACAAGGCGCTGCTGTTCAAGACGCGCAACCCACACAAGTACAGCATCATCCCCAAGCACAAGGTGATGCCCGTCGATGGTGGCTACCAAGTCGCCGTCTACTGGGGGCTGGACGAGGTGCGGGTGCTGCGCAATCTGGGCGTGAAGAATGTGCCCTCGCCCATCACCCAACGCTACGACTGGCCCGGGCGCTACAAGCCGATGCAGCACCAGATCGACACGGCTGCATTCCTCACCATGCACCGCAGGGCGTTTGTGTTCTCGGAGCCCGGTACCGGCAAGACGCTCTCGGCTCTGTGGGCAGCCGACTACCTGATGAAGCTTGGCAAGGTGCGGCGTGTGCTCATCCTGTGCCCCCTGTCGATCATGCACAGCGCGTGGATGGGGGATATCAACAACAGCGTGATCCACCGCAGCGCCATCATCGCCCACCATCCGAAAGCAGCGCGGCGCATCGAGATGATCCAGCAGGACTACGAGATCGTCATCACCAACTACGAGGGGCTGGGCCTGATTGCGCAAGAGGTGATCAACGATGGCAGGTTCGATCTAGTCATTGTCGATGAGGCCAACGCGTACAAGACCAACACTACCCGCCGATGGAAGGCGCTCAACTCCATCCTGACCCCCAACACCTACCTGTGGATGATGACCGGCACCCCGGCATCGCAGTCTCCCACGGATGCGTACGGCCTCGCCAAGCTGGTCAATCCGGAGGGCGTGCCCAAGTTCTTCACGGCGTGGCGCGACAAGGTGATGAACAAACTCACCATGTACAAGTGGGTGCCCAAGCCCACCGCCAAGGACGACGTGTTCGATGCGCTGCAGCCTGCGATTCGCTTCACCAAGGCTGAGTGTCTGGACTTGCCACCCGTGGTCACCATGACCCGGGAGGTGGAGATGACGCCCCAACAGACCAAGTACTACAACACGCTCAAGACCCAGATGCTGGTGCAGGCGGCAGGGGAGACCATCTCGGCGGTCAATGCCGCCGCTGCGATGAACAAGCTCCTCCAAATTTCTTGCGGTGCAGCATACACAGACGACCGAGAGGTGGTGGAATTCGATTCCGCGCCCCGCCTGTCGGTACTGGAGGAAGTGCTGGAGGAGACCGACCGCAAGGTCATCATCTTCGCCCTGTTCCTGAGCACCATCGACACCATCAGCAGCTACCTCACCAAGAAGGGCATCGCCAACGAGCAGATTCACGGCGGGGTGTCAGCGTCCAAGCGAGCGCAGATCATCCACAGGTTCCAGAACGAGCCGACGCCGCGTGTGCTGGTGATGCAGCCTGCGGCTTCTGCCCACGGGATTACCCTGACTGCTGCCGACACGGTGGTGTTCTACGGCCCGCTGATGAGCGTCGAGCAATACATCCAGTGCTGCGCCCGCGCCGACCGCAAGGGACAGAACAGCGACAAGGTGACCGTGGTGCATATCCAGTCGAGCCCTGTTGAGAAACGAATGTTCAAAGCCCTCAGCCAAAAGGTTGATGACAACGGCCTGCTGACCGAGATGTTCAACAACGTGATCAGTGAATAAAGGAGTTGCACGACGATTGAAACCATGTACACTGTCCAACCCTAGACAAACAACACGGAGAAGCAAATGACCGAGACAGAGAGCGAAACGATCCCACTGGATCGGCTCGCAAAGATTTACCGCAAGATTCGCGCAGAGATCACGACGCTCACCCAAGAGTACGATGGCAAGATCGAAACTCTGAAGGCGCAGCAGGAAGAGATCAAGAACGCCATGAAGGACATGATGAAGGCGATGGGCGTCACATCAGTCCGCACGGCACAGGGCACTGTGGTGCTCTCCGTCAGCACCCGCTACAGCACGCAAGACTGGGACTCCTTCAAGAAGTTCGTGGTCGAGCATGACGCGGTGGACCTGCTGGAGAAGCGCATCGCGCAGGGCAACATGAACCAATTTCTCGAAGAGAATCCGGGGCTCGTGCCGCCCGGGCTGAACTCCTCCTCGGAGTACAGCATTTCGGTACGCAAACCAACCAAGT